CTTATTGATGAAATTATAGAAACAGGAGAAATACCTCAAGACTTACAAGAACGAGAAGATGCAGAACGTGATGGAGTACAAGAAGAACTTACAGACATGGGTACAAAGCGTTTCTTTACACCTGATGAAGTCGGCAAACTTACATGGAAAGAATTATTCAAAGGACTTGAATTCGATTGCGACATAGATATTACAGGAGAAGGAAAAGACGTCCAAGCAATGTACGCAACACTGAACACAGCTCTACAAGTAGTGAATAATCCAGGCTTTGAACAGAATCCACGAGCTAAATTGATTGTAGACAAGATATTGACAGCATCAGGACACATTTCGCCGTTAGAACTTTCGTCCATTCCAGATATGGCAACCCAAATTCAACCTCAAACTTTATCAGCTCCTAATGGTGGGCAGGTCGATGAAAGGCTTGAGGCGTTACAAACTAATCAACAACAATAAATATGTCAGAACTAATGTATAACGATAAAGAAATAGAACTGTTGAAAGCAACCTTCGCAGAAAATGACTTTCTTTTACTAGCTATCCGAAAACTATTCTTTGGTAGCGAAATAACAGACGAACAAAAAAAAGTAATAGTAGCAACATTTAAAAGTGAAGAAGTACGAGCAGTATTACAACGCAAAGTATACGGGCTTAATAACCTAGATACTCCAATCGGACAGTTATCAGATTTCTGGTTAGGAGCTGAAAAGCAAATCTTTGGTGCATCTAAAGAAACAATCTTACAATCAGTTAGCTCAAAAGCATTGGTATTATCTATGTTTGAAAAAGCGTTTGCACTACTTACTAATCCTGATGGAGAAAAGGTAAATATCAAATATGTTCTTGAAGAAGATGACGAGCTAGGTATCAAACTTATTGCACGAAACATGTATATGCAAGCTATTGAAACATCATTACTTACCATCAAAACTATTGCAGGACAAAAAAGTGAATCACTAGCAGAAACTATAGCACGATTGAAACAAGACAGCTCAAAATAATTTATAAATATGGTATAATGTATATCATAAGGGACAAAACCCTCACAAATGACTAATCTAGACAAAACTATGAATACAAATGACGAAGACGAGATTGTTACTCAAGAAAATGACACAGAGGAAACTGAAAACGATGAACAGGAACATGATGAAAAACCTGACGAGAATGATGAAGTTAGTGAATTACGAAAGAAACTCCTAACAGCAGAATCTCAAAAAGACCACTGGAGAAAGAAAGCTCAATCAAATAATAATACACCTATGGACAGTACAGCCAAAAGTGAATTATCTTCTAAAGACTTACTTTCTGTTATGAGAGCCAATGTACACGATGATGATTTAGATGAAGTAATAGAATTTGCTAAGTTCAAAAAAATCAGCGTTTCAGAAGCTATGAATAACGATGTGGTCAAAACTATCCTTTCTAACAATGCAGAGTTTCGTAAAACTGCGAACACTGCAAACACAGCCAACGCTCGCAAGGGAACGCAAAAAGTATCAGGAGATACTCTTACAGCTAACCTAAGTAAAGGACAGGTTCCTGATACTAATGAAGAATCAGAAGCATTGTTCTGGGCAAGACGAGGAGGTAAGAGAGGGTAGATTGGTGGGGAATAATAATCCCTAATAATTTACTAAAATGAACACACTTTCAACTTATGGAGCTAGAGATAAATATTTCCAATCACAATACGCAATGGTATTACGGAATGCTCTAGTTGCAGAAAAAATCTGTACAGTAGACAACTCAGACGTTAAACGAATCCAAAATCCTTACGGTTCACAGCCAACAGCTACAATTCAGGCAGTCGCAGGAACTTACTCTGTATCAGCATGGACTATCACAGATGATGCTTTGACAGTTACTGATGAAGTTACTTACGCAGAACATGTATTTGCTCATGAAGAATTCTTCGCAGTATTCGACCTCTCAGCATCTCGAATCGATGAATTAATGTATGCAGTAGCATTTGGTGTTGATAAATTTGTTATCAACAACCTTACAGAAGATGCAACAGGTGCATATACTACTCCAGCAGGAGGATTTACATCTGCAGCAAACATCATCCCAATCATGGCTAATCTACAATCTAAAGTTGCAGGTTACCAAGATGCTTACAAAGGAACTTTCCTTGTAATCGAAAACACAGACATGGTAGGGTTCGCAGCAGCAGGAGCAACTAATGGTTTCTCAATGGCTGACTCAACTCTAAACAACGGATTTATGAATAACTGGATGGGTACTGATATTTATATCGTACGTTCAGGACTATTCGTAGATGCAACAATTGGTACTAAAGTAGTAACAAATGCTGGACACCGAGTATTCGGAGTTAACAAGGTTGCTTTATACGCATCTCCACGAGGAATGCAGTACGAAGAAAAATCAGTTACACTAAAGACAGGTAGAGAAATCGTAGTCAACTCTCTTGTAGGGTTCAAACTATGGACTCAAAAAGCCTCTTTGGTTGTCGACATCACACTTGCTTAGTTAGTAATTCCCACTCTGGTGGGATTGCTAGGGGGTTGAACCCCACCAACAACCTCCTAATAATCCCATTAGAAATAATTACAAATAATTCAAAATTATGTCAAAAGAAATTAAAGAAGTAAAAGAAGTAAAAGAAGTATCAAGTGGAATTAAAGTTAATGATATTGAAGCAATACGACCTAAAGATTTACCTTTGGTTGTAGAACTTCCAGAAGATGCGAGCTTAGCTCAAGTAGCTTTTGCTAAATCTATAAATGCATACGCTTACCAAAATCGTGAAAAGTGGTTAGTAAAAAAAGATGCACTTATTGCAAAACTTGAAAGCTTGAAAGATGCTCCAGACCCTGTTGAAGGCAATCTAAAGATTAACAATAGTTTCATTTAATTAGAAGTTAACGAAAACAAACACTATGGCACAACCAAACGGATTTAATCCATCATTTCCAGGAACAGTAGACGCTCTTGGAGGATTCACAGTAAACGGAGAAGTAGTTATCAGTGGTGCAATTGCAGGTCAAGTAAACACTGTACGAACATTAGGTTCAGCTACAGGAGACCCAGTACAACTTATTGCACAGGGTACAGACGCAAACATTAACGTAGAAATTACACCTAAAGGAACAGGCTACGCAGTTCTTAGGAACGGAGCAGCTAGCCACGTTGGAACAGTAGTTCCTCAAATATTTCCAGACCTTGGAGATGTGCGAGCAGGAGCAGGAGCAGTAAGTGTCGCTTCTTACTACACAAAAGTTACAACAGTAGGAGCAGTAGCAATCACATTGGCTTCAGGAACAGTTCTTGGTCAATTGAAAGAAATTCACATGACTGTTGATGGAGGAGACGCAGTTCTTACAGCAAACCTTGATGGTGACGCAGCTGGAACTATCACTTTTGCAGATGCAGGAGATAGAGCGCTTCTACAATGGGCAGCAGGAACTTGGGTTCCACTACGACTCGACAACATAGCAGACGGAGTATCAGCACCAGTACTATCAGTAGTATAATTATTAACTTAAGAAATTAAAGAAAAATGGCTAAAATTACATCAAATTTACAAGTTTCTCCACAAGACATCTTCGAAGTAAGCACTGTTCAGGAGACAGACTTGGGAGCTAAAGTAGTATCATCAGACGGGCGATCATTTCGTTACGTAAAAGCAGGAGCAGTCGCTCTTGTAGCTGGTAAACTACAGCAAGCCCCAGCAATCGTTGCAAACCATCAAAACGTAGCAGTAGCAGCCGTAGCCTCAGCAGGGACAAAGGAAGTTACAGTAATGCTAGGTGCTACAGCAGCAACAGTAAACCAATACGCAGGAGGACTTCTTGTCATCAATGACGTTGATGGTCAAGGATTCTCTTACACAATCAAATCACATCCAGCAGCAGGATCTTCAGCTTCGCTTGTGGTAAAGATTGACGAGGAAATTCAAGTAGCGCTTACGACATCGTCACAAGCCTCACTTATCGCAAACCTTTACAATGGAGTAATTGTAAATCCAACAACAGCAACAAATGTCCA